GCTGGAATATTTATGGTTCAAGAAAAGCCAATTATAAGCTATTTTCCAGATGATATTACCGCAACAAAACTTTTAAAACATGCACACGCAGTATGCAGAAATAATGTTTTAGAAAGAATAGGCGGTTAATTAATTTCTTTTATTTTATTATTAAATTTTGATACTAATTCATCGATATTAAGACCAGCGCATAAATCTTTCATTCTATTAAGATAAGTGTGATTTAATTTAGTTTGTTTATAAATTTCTTCAGTTAATTCAATTCTATTTTTATTAAAATCTGCATTATTAGCATAATTAGTCACTAAATCGAGATATTCTGATGGATTTTGAGCCATTAACACGCATTTTTGATCATAATATCTATTGAAGTTTGGAATGTAATCAACAATCGGTAAGGTCTTACATAATGCTAACTTAAAAAACCTTTCTGGTATATCAATTCCAAATTTTGTAGTGTGTGGCTCGCACATACATGGTCCGACTTTGCCACTAGCCAAAAATTCTCTTCCGCTATCGGAATCTGGAATTACACCAACATATCCATTAACACCTTGCCATCCACCCCAGCCCATTATTTTAACATTAGTGATTTTAGTTATTGGCAATAGCCATTTGTCTATTTTGTTGGCTTTATATGGCCACCGACCACCAAGGTAGACAATATTGTTTGTCTTAGTATCTGACGGCCAGTATAGAGTATGATCTGCTGCAGTAGGAACACCAATGAATTTAATATTATGATTTTTCTGCCAATTTGACCAATAAGTCAATGCATCACTTTGGTGTCCATACCCAAAAACAGCATTTGGCGTTTGCAATAAAGTCCATTTTATTGCATCCTGTGGTTCGTTTACATCAATGCCATGTAATGGTTCTAATTTTGTACCATATGGGTTGACATGAATAGCAACTTTAACATTTCCACGATTTTTAGGTATTACTTTGCGATGTCCGCTGCATCCGATATATAGATCTGGTTTTGTATCAATCCAAGTTTTTTCATCGCCATCCCAAAATTTTGCGTCACATCCTATTGATTTAAATGCATTAATGAAGCCTCTTGAAATGTACAAATATGCACCACCATTTGGTTTAGCAACTAATATTTTCATTTTAGTTTTCTCTTAAAATAGTCAGCATCGCTTGAAATTACTTTTTCAATTCCAAGTGAAATTCTATTAGATCCAAGAATTTTGTTGTTTGCATGGTATGTTTCCCACCCATTTGTTCTACCATGCCATAAATGGAATAGATTTATTGATCTTTCATTGAACATTTTGGTTGCAGATTTAATTTTCCAAAAGAAATCGCAATCTTCTACTCCATATCCGACAAATGATTCACAGAATCCACCGATTCTTTCGTATACACATTTTTTAATGCATAAAGATCCACCTTCATAATAGTTAACTATTCTATCTGATTCAATATTTGATTCATTTATTTTGTATATTGATATAATATTATCAGTAGCAGTTTTAGTCATATAGCATACTGTCGCACCAATATGTGCTGATTCATAATTATTTAATATGTTATTGAGTATTGATGTATAATCACCTCTAACTAACATATCTGCATCATGCAATATTAAATTTTCATTTTTTGATATTAATACACCATCGTTGAAAGCTTGCGATTTATTAAATGGTAAACCAATTTTAGGATTTTTCGAAAAGATATAATCAGCACATGGCATTTTATTTTTATTCATTACTTCTTTATCGTCTTGTTCTGATAACACTATTTGAATCACTGGAAATCTTTGTGCTCGTATATTCTGTATAACAGTTTCAACGCATTCTGCTCTTCCTATATCTCTAAATGGTACTATGTAAGTTATTGATGGAACGATTGTTTTTTTTGATGCTTCAATATAAACTCTTGATTTATCATTTTTCTTTAAGTTATATTGTTCTCGCGCTAATTTAAAGTGTTCTGCTTTGTTTTCGTCTGAGGTTTTATCGTTGTAGATCTTGAAATATTTATCAGATCCTACTACATCATGATATCCAGGTGGAGTGAGACCTGCTCTCGATATTCTGTCACTATAATCAACATGCTCATATCCATAAATCCCAAATGCTTCATCCATAAATCCAACTTTTTTGAATGCATCATCATGAATTGCCATGACAGCACCGTGCGGCTTATTTGTTACTGTTATTATTCCAAATCTGTTTGGTTCAACTGGAGTTGCATTATAAATTCCAATTTGTCTATAACAAAAATGTTTAATATTGGTTTCAACCATTTTATTGAAATAAAATAAATCCCAACCTTCTTTTAATACTTCTACATCGTCATTTAAGATGATTTTATACTTGAATCTTTCTAAACATCTCAATAGTCTATTTGTATTTCCAGCTATTCCAATTCTATCATTGTGAATACCAATAATATCTTTTTGATTTTTTAACCATTCCCATACTTTTGGATCAGTGCTCTCATCACTAACAAATACAGTAGTTCTAGCTAAATCAGTATGTTTTCTAATTGAAGTTATTAATCCAACAAGTGACTCTAATCTATTGTAACTTAAAATTCCTACTCCTATATTGTTTGATATAGGTATTACATCTTCTTTAATCTTAGCGACTGAAAATTCAGTTGCTCTAGCTCCAGAATGTCCTACTTTTCCTACTATTTTAATTGTTGGTCTGTGTAACGCTTGATTAGTATTTTTATGAACAATTCTATTAACTTTATGGTATCCTAATACTTTATTATTTACTACTTTATTACTTTTTATTTCTTCTATAGTTTTAGATTTCCTTATTTCTATTCTTTTGACTTCACTATTTTCAATTATTTTAATTATTGATAAATATTTTGGAACATATCTTTTAAAATAATCATCTAAAATAATTTTTTGTCCTTTTGTAAATATGATCATTTTTCCAGAACTATCTGGAATTTGAATTGTATTATTACTATGATTAAGAAATAAATATCTCATACAACTCCATATAGTGGTCTAAAGTATTCTTTTTCTATGACATATTTGAAAGTGCTTGGTTTGATAAACATTTTAGAATGTTTCTTAAAACTATCGTCTATTATTTCTATTTTTACTATTTCTTGTGTTGGAACTGTTTTAGAATAAACATCTTTTAACATTCCTGGACTAATAAATTTATTTGCTGATATCATTACATCAACTAACATTGGATCATCAATTCCAGAAAAATAAAAACATGCTTCTTTTTGTCTTGATGATTTCATTATATGAAGTAATTTTTCTGAATAATTAATAACTTTGTGTTCTTTTGATATTTTTAAAATATTTGAATTGAGATCAGCTAATCTCATGAAAACATAATCATCTCTAAATCCGATATATAATGAATAGCCATTGTTTAAATCGTATGGCTTAATAATATAAGAATAAAGGTTATTAAATAGTGTTATATATTCAGAAACATTAAAAAATTTTGGATAATCAAAAAAGTCAGGAAGTGTGTATTCTTTCATAAATAACATACACCGTTTGCAGCGAATACACTATATGATCCAATCATTGAATTTTTAATTTTTCTTAAATTGATCTTATATTCTTCATAATCACCTTGGACAAGCAATCTTAGATTGCCAGACTGTTTTACATTTAAAAAATCACCGTCTATTCCATTAATTAATGCAAACCATCTCGTAAAAAATCCATCTTTAAATATAATATCGCCAATTTTTGGCTCCCAAATAGAAATATCAGCATATTTCATTAACTCAACTTCTATCCCGCTTCCTCTCATTATTCCCCCTTAAATTCACATGTATATGGGTCAAATGAATATTCTTTATTATTCAAGTTCCATACAATTGCAAGACCTTTCCTTTTACCTCCAAGTCTTGTTTTTATTAATCTATCTACTGGCATGTGAAAATCATCTATTTTCATGCGTGGAAGCGTGACAGAATATTCGTCATCTTCTAACGCGTCATGTATATTGTTCCATGATTTTTCTTGCTCTTTGACTTGTTCAAATCCTTCCAACAATAAATCTCTTAGATTCAAATTGTTATCTTTTATGCTTAACTGTGTTTTCATTTTAACTTTAACGTTGTTTTGTTCATCTTCCCATTCTATTTCTGGATTTAATACAGTTTCATCTTTTTTGATAATTTTTGAAAATGGTATCAATGCTTTTTTAATGTCATTGACACTGTGGATTTCAACAACCTTGAATTCTTTAGTTGTCATTTATACCTCGATTTATAGGTCGATTTTTACAGGCTTTAATTTGATGTGAATGATATTAGATAATCTGTGCAATACTAACCAATTTAATATCCAATAAAAATAATGGTCTATAAAAGCTATCATGTTTTTATTTATTAATGTGCTATCCCAGAAATTAGCGTCACTAAAAATAAATGATGGAAGAAAGAATGAAATTGGGAATGCAACCCAAACAGAACAACAATATCCACATGTTATAAGTTCGGCAAAATCGATGCCTAAAATTTTTCCTCTTCTTGCTACAAAGCCTCTAAATCCTTCAAGTGGTCCAGCATTTACTATTATTTCTGTTAATGATTCAACAAATACGGCACATAAAGACCATATTAAAAAATATTGTACTAAGCTCCAGCAGTCTTGAAGTTGCATGATTTATTTGGACACTCCCATAACTTTATGTATCCTCTCAATTTTTGTACAAATTGTTGTTTATAAATCATGGTTGAACTGCATTTTGGACATTTTTTTAAATTATTTGATACAGAACTATTAACTATTTGTTTTTTCTGTTGTATTGATTGACCCTTACCTTTACTGCATCCGCATGCCATGGCATTACTCCTTTAAAAGAATGTTAGTTAAAACTTCGTTTATATTTTCATTATATTTAATTCTAATTAATTTAATATTATTTACACTACAAAAATTATTCTTGATGTTATCATTGATTTTTCTTTTTTCAAATCCTTTAATGCCGCCAAAAATACTAGTTTTTCTAAAATGCTGTTCACCGTCATATTCTATTAAAATATTTTTATTTGGTAAGAAAAAATCAAATGGTAACAAATTAATATTTTTACAACCGTTAATTTTCTTTTGCTCTTCAAACATAATATTATTATCGATCAAAAATTTTCTAATATTATTTTCACCATGTGACGATTGGCACTTTAAACACCCGCATTTATCATAATAATGAGTAAAAGGTTTTTGTTCGAAAATACCATGAACTTTACATATTATTTTGACTTTAAAAAATATATTTTTATATTCGACTAATGAATAATCATATTTTTCGCCATGGATTTGTTTTGCTTTATTGATAAATTCTTCAGTTGTTAATTTTATATCATTGCATTTTGGGCATCCGCATTTATAACCATAATGATTGAATGGGGTTTGTTCGAAAACTCCATGAACTTTACATATTATTTTAACTTTTTTACAACATTTTTCATATTCGACTAATGAATAATCATATTTTTCGCCATGAATTTGTTTTGATTTATTAATAAATTTTTCAGTTGTCAGTTTAGATTTATCAATACAACATTGTTTACACCCTTTACCATTTAAATGGCTATTTGGTATTTGTCTAAAAACACCATGCACCTTACAAATTATATCAATATTGTTTTTACTATCTATATAATTAACTAAAGAATAATCATATTTATCACCATGAATTTTTATTGCTTTATTAATAAAGATGTTTGTAGTATATTTCATATGTATATATTATATGAGAAGCACTCAATGGAAGAATTGTGAATCAAAATGTGGTATATGGTTAGGGGCATATAGATCAGGAACAAAATCTGGTAGAATTCCGTTATCTGGAGCAAATTCTGGCACTACAAGATCTGATACTGCTCATCAGTATATATTTGCTGAAGTTAAACGGTCAAAAACCTATCTTTCAGCAGTTAAGCTTTGGGAGGAATATTGTAAAGAAGATAAAAAGAAAAAATCAGTCCATATTTTAACTCTGCCGATAGCTGAAAACAAGAAAATAATAGCAAAAACTAGCGACATATGGTGTTTTCACAATGATGATGCAGAATTTATTTATAGTAGTCTTAAAAATAATATTGGCAAATTAGAAATACATGAATGGAAAGGTAATTATCCATCAGTATTAACTTTATATCATTCTACTATTAGAACTTGGAAAAATAGTCTTCTTGATAGGCATAGAAAAGTAGCGCACTGCGCTATTTTTAGTCATAGCAAGATTGGATTTTGGATTGTCATTAATAAAAATGATATAATTAATTGGTGGGAATTAGTTCTTCAAGCACGAATTGAACGTGAAAAATTTTTGAAGGAAGAAGAAGAATTCATGGCAGCTAATCCAAAGCCAGTGAAAATAACTATGCCACAAAAAGCAGATAACAAAGAAATTACTAATGAATCGTCGTCACAACCATCGTCTGAGAAATAAATACCGGATATTGTGGAGCACCTCTTGAAGCCATTGCTTTAAGATAGGCTTTTAAAGTAGGATAGTTAGCTGTTTCTGGAATAGACGCATCAGGCTCTATTCTCCATTCATCAGTGAATCTGAGATTTTGAGCTATAGTTCTTGTAGTATCTTCAGCAGTATATGCTTTGCCAGACAGGTCAACTCTTACTCTGATAAAGTTAACTACTTCAACATCTGTTGCAGCCATGGTGTTACCTCTTAACTATATTTACCTCAAGGGCTATATTTAAATGGTATTATTAAATCAGACGATAAAGATTTTAATTCTGTTAAATTATATTTTTCAATTAATCCATTGATTGCTTTAAGATCGAATTTGTCATTTATCTTAATTGATTTGATATATTTAATATTATCTTCTAATAAATGATTTAAACTAAGATCAACTAATTTTTTATTTAAATCGAACATTTCCCTACCTTTTAAATTCAAAAATTCTTCTAGTTTATTTTCTCGTATTATTTTTTTAGCTGTTATCTCACCTACTAATCTATATCCATCAATGTTGTCGCTTGTATCACCTGATAAGCATTTTACTGTTACAGGATCATATTCTGGAATGCTTTCATACATTAAATCTTTATTGTTTGGATTGTGCAATTTAGCATTTTTAAATTTAACTATTATTTGTCCCATATCACCATCACTTGAAATTATTAGATTTTCTTTGTCTTGATATGCATCAACATAAGCATAAATCAAATCATCAGCTTCATTTTCATCTTTAATATATTGAGTCATTTTCATATTATGGCATAAATTAACAAATATTTTGGAAAATTGATTTACAATTGCTTCTAAAGTATCTTTAGTAATAAATGACTTATCTCTTCCTTCTTTATATGCTGGATATAATTTTTTCCTCCATAACCTACTTTTAGGAACATCCCAAAAAATTAACCAATTATTTGGCTTGTAAATTCTTCTCCATTTTATCATCATTCTTAATGCGATAATTAAAGGATCAACTTTTGGTTTACCAGTTATTCTATCTAAAGAAGCAAAAATTGCTTTATATGTTAAATTTTTTCCATCTATTAAAATGTCCATTTATATTAAATACATGATTGACCCCTTGGGTATTCACCCAAGGGGTCATGATGATAGCAGCTATTAATTATTTTTCGTTAAGCTGCTTCAGCAACGCCTGCAGATCAGGGTCTTCTTCTTCAGCCTTGTCGTCAGTCTTTTTAACATCTTCCTTTTTTACTTCAGTCTTCGGCTTATCCTCGGCCTTCTTATCCTCATTCTTCGGCTTATCCTCGGCTTTCTTGTCCTCATTCTTAGGCTTATCCTCAGCTTTCTTGTCCTCATTTTTCGGCTTATCTTCAGCCTTCTTATCTTCGGCCTTCTTATCTTCCTTTTTGGCCTCTTCCTTTTTAATATAACCATCATCACCATTATCAGAACCTCCAGAATTGTCCTGACCGCTGGTTTCGCCAAGTTTATCTTTTAATAATTTTTCAAGATCGGCAATACTACGATCGTCAAACTTCTTCATCAAATCATGCCTCTTCTCCAAAATTTCATCGATTTCTTTTTGTGAGGCCGCAATTGGGCGTGCTTTTCCAAGGAACTTCGAACTCTCATAGTTGTTATAATCGTTTTTGACCTTAATATTTATTACAAGCGGGAAAGCTTCATCCGGATCAAAGAACAATCCATGTGCTTGGGGATTATCATCATCGCCAGCATCATCACTCTTGAATGCTTTTTCGCAGAGCAAGTAAATGGCCTGTGGCAGTGACCACCACAGAACCTTTCCACGAAGCTCTTCCGGATTGTCTTTGTGATTTTCAAAATAAATATTAACAGCTTCATTCTGCTGTGATAACCATTCTTTTGCTAATGATGATCTGACTTTTTTATCGTCAGTTTCACGCATTAAATCGAAACCAGTTGTGCACAGAGGGCAGTCGCCCTTTTCAGGATGAACACGTGGGCATTCGTATCTCTTCTTGTTGATGAAGTGATGCCCGTGCGGCCTATAATAGAGATCCATCGTTTCGCTTGCTGTTCCGCCAGCGCACTTATCGTCTTTTTCAAGTGGCGGAAGAATAATTACTCTGAAATTTCTTTCCTCTTCACCTTTTAACTTTGGTGCTCTCCATTCGGTTGGATCTCTAAATCCTGATTGTTCGTTTTGCTTTGCCCGCATTCTGTCGAGCAGTTTTTGTTTATCAGCTTTGCTGATTGATGACATGGGATGATCCTTGTTAGCTTGCAGATGGCGGAATGCCATTTTCTGCGTGTCTTTTATATACTTTGCCTTTAACTACCAGATAATTCTGCTCTCTTAAATCCAGCAAGTGATCTTAAGTTATCAGCTTTCATTTTTAATGAATCTACTATTCCAAATAATTTTTGGACAAGATTTTCTAATTCTATATGTCTAACTATTAGTTTGCCCATTTCTGGGTCAACATTTACAATATTTTCTTTATCTGCTACTGTAAGTTTTACCCCTTCTGGTATTACAATACTTCTCATGATTTTAGATTTACGGATGTCTTTGTCATATTCAACTACTCTGAGATTTTTTCTGGCTTCTGCTAATACTGCTGTCCAAAATGAATAAATGCTAGACATATTTTCAAGATCGTCTTCCAATCTGTCATAATCAACACCACAATCTTTTCGCCAATCTCTCGTTACTTGTTTTCCATTTATTTTGATCTTCAACGTTATTAACACTTCTGCTATCTCTTCTGGAATTTCTTTATCCCACCAACTCATCTTACCTCCTTGACTTGTTTGTATTCACGCCATTTCTTGCCGACGTGAATTTTTAATGGCATGGTGAAATCATAAGGTAAAATACCTTCTAATGGTCTTATCATTATATCAGATATAGTTTTGATAGCATTAAAAGCTATGAATTCGTTAACACAGACAGTCAATGAGTCATGTTGTTCAGTTAAAATTATGTCGCCAAGTTCTTTTTCTACTTTATGAATAGTATTATTCATCGCATGAGCGACACTACCCTGCATAATACTATTAAATGCTCGTCTATTTCCTTTTATAGATTTATCTGTAACATATTTTCTTCCAAGAATTGATCTAACATAACCATCTTTATTTAAATCATCAACTTTACTAGAAATCCACTCACGAAATTCTGGAAATACTGTTAAAATTTCATGATTTGGGTTTAGCCCATAAACTGCTTGCATGAATTCACTTTTACATTGATCTCTTTCAACTTGCCCATCTAATATATTGACTATATGTGTGTATGGATCTGAATTTTCATAACAACTTATTAAATCTTTATCTCCTGACATAATTGACGCAATTCTGTGATCTGCTGCTATCCAATCGAAATGAATAAAAATATTATTTCTATAATTATGATGTCTTATGTTAAATTCTTTATTGCATCCTTGAACATTAAATCCAACTGAATTAGATCTTCCACTAAATGTATCCATGTTATATTTTAGTTTCATCAATTTATGTTCTAAAAATACTCCTCTTTTTTCTAAATTGTGATATGTATTAGATGCCTTATATCTTAATACTTGCCATTCTTTTTTAAATTCATCAAAGTTTTCATTTATGAATTCTTGATGGTCATTAATTTCTCCTGGATAATCATAAATGTTAACTGAATCAATTATTCCAAAATAATCTACGAATTTTTTATAATTAACTATAACTATTTCATTTACTGATTTAATTAACTTTAATAATTGTTGTTCACTATTTATTACTTCAATTATTTTTTTGGAACTACCAGCTTTCCATAAATCAACTGATCTTATTAATGATTTATCTTTGAAAATTGAATACTGTAATGGTCTATCATTATTAGACCATGAAATTAATAAGCTTACGAGCACATTATTTAAATACCGATAATCTCTTCATATATTCTGTTTCCTTCAGCTAAAGGCAGCCATATTTCTTTTTTATTATGGTAATAAATATATTTGTTGTTTATAGTTGTCAAATGTTTGTTTATATCATCAGAATGTTTAGATAATTCAGTAGTTGTAATGCCAGTTTGATTTTTAAACACGTCTACAATAATTTTCTTATGAATATCTGACAATGATGATACTTCTTTTTCCAATTCTATTCTTCTTCTCTCTTTGGCATGGACAATTGAATCTGTATTACTCTTTGGACTTAAATCCATTCCGCCTCTTCTAAATTTATCGCTTAAAAAATCAACTTCACCAGATTGTCTCATTGTTGAATATGGGTCTTCATGCTTAAGTTTATGCCTGTGCATATCTCTCTTAGCACCAGCTTTGTCTTTAACAAGACCGTTGCCCCTTACATAACATTGCAGATTTAGATCAGTATAATTAACATTAACATGTTTATTAGACTTGCAAAATGGACAATTTGGCTTTTGCGGTTTATCCTTCATTTTGCATTCAATGAAGAATATATATTCACCAGTATCTGGATGATATCCAGGACTCATTGTTTCTGGATCGTAATTTTTAATTTGTGAATTACTTGATTGACTACCATTATCTTTTTTAATGCTACAATTGTCACATGAATATTGGTACTTTGGCATTACTTATTTACCACTAGCATAACAACCGCTGAATAAATACGACCCAAAATGACCAAGTTCGCACCATGGAGCGGCCCAAACAGTTCCACCAGTTGATCTATATTTATCACAAAAGAAATAATCTTCAGATAATAATTGTTTATCTATTACTCCAACTTGGAAAAAATCGATTACTTCCGCATTAGGAGAAACACTTGTTCCACCATTAATATATTTACCAACATGTTTAGATAAATCTATAAAAACATCTCTACGGATTAACATAAACCCAGTTCCGCCATGTTTAATTTGAAATGGTTCGTTCTCGTTTTTCATTACATGACCATCAAGTTCTGTCAAAGCAAAAATTCCAGATAATTTAGATAAATCACCTTTAAATCCATTTTGAGCAGCTAGCCTTACTCTCTCCCAATTTAAACCCTTCATTGGACATGGCCCAATAATAATAGGTTTATCAGCCTTGATCATCTTGGCGACATCGATTGGTCTGAATTTTATGTCAGCATCAGCAAATAATAGATGCGTTGCATCAGGTATGTTTAAAAAATGCCATGCAATAGTATTGCGTCCTCTTTGTATTAAACTTTCATTTCCTAAAAATACTGAAGTTAGTTTATGACCACCATTTTGAACAGAATCTTTTAAAGCCATTAATGATTGAACGTATTCGCTAGTACACATTCCACTGTACATTGGTGTACCAACTACTAAGTGCATTTCTTTGTCTCCGTTTTTGAAATACTGTTTATCACTCCACGTGACATCATTTTAAATTTAATAAAAATATCTCTTGATTCTAAATTATATCTATTAATTTTAATAATATGCTTATCAGCAAAAGATTCAATAAATGTATATTTCGATGTACCGATTGACAAATAAATATTTTTAATACTTTTTTCTTCTATCCATTTTGATATTGGTTCTAATATAATTAATGGTATGTTTATAAATAAATGATCGTTTTGCCCTTTTGGCAACAAATAGAAATAAATTATTTGTTTATAATTATTGATAATTAAATAATTCATATTAAGCTGAAACTGCGTCTTCAACAACTTTCATTGTGGCGTAATTTACAGAAGCATTAACTGTAAAACCTTTTCTGCCATTTCTGTTTTTAGCCATAAATAATCTGAATCTTCCAACATGTGATTGAGATTGTCCATCACGGTTATTTCCAGTGTATTCTTCATTATTTTGGTTAATTGATAATATATAATCTAATGGCATTGCTTTACCATATGATTCTGCTAATTTATCAACATTAATTGGCTCTGACCCTCCAACTGAACTTCTGTTAGATTGGCTTGCTGTTATTCCAAATGTGTTTGTTTTTGCAATTAATGCTCTGAATTCTGCAGCTACAGCTTTTTGTCTAGTATAATCATCTTTATTTTTTGAATTGGTTTTTGATAATAAGCATTCTAAATAATCAACACATAATACATCTGGAATAAAATTATAATGCTTATTTAAATCTTTTATTGCTATTTCTATTGCATCAACCGATACAGTATCAGTAGGGAAGAATAAAATAAATAATTCAGATTCAGTAGATGTCTTTATTTTTCTGATTTGTTCTTTTATTAAGTCTTTTTTATCAAATCTTGTTCTGATTGGTGAATTTGTGAATGCACCTAAGTAACGATTTCCAGTTACTCTTTCATCATTTTCTAAAGAGATATGTAGGACGTTCCTTCCCATAATTGTATTAGCTATTGATGTATTAACTAATAATATGCTTTTTCCAACACCGGTCGGTGCTACCCATGCGAGGACTTCTCTTCTACATGGCCCTTTATCATGAATTTCACGATCTATTCTTGGAAAGCCACATGTAAAATAATCTCTTTCCTGTACTTCAAATAATTGGTCAACATCTTTAAAAAAATTAAATGGCTTAATAATTACATCACTTATTTTAGATGCATCGTCGAAAATTTTTTCTATTGACTCGAAATCTCCATTTTTAATTTTTTCCATTACGCTGTCATCATATAGCATTGATATTTGTTTTTGTTTAGCCCATTTTATGATATGATCTTTAATAAATGGCGCATTTCTTGGGTCTAGTTCTCTATCTATTATTTCTATAATTGGCTTTGAAATCGGATCATCAACCGACAAATCTTTATAGACCATATTTTTAACCATTTCTCTAGTCGGAACTTCGCTATATTTTTCATAACATTCACAATAAACCTTCATTAAATATTGTGCTTCATCAGATACGAAATACTCAGGCTTCATAAATGAAGCTATTCTATGAAAAAATTCTGGGCTTTCTAATGCTAATAATATAATATTTTCTTCTTCAAACTTACTAAATTCTGCCATAATTGTTAAATACTATGGTAGAACACCTTGTCCTTCTATCATAAATGAGAATATACTTTCATTCGCATCATTTGATGCAATTATTACAGTTGAAGTCTTTCTTCCAATTGATAAAGGTTTAAAAGCTATTCTGAATGGACTTGAAAGTTTTGGATTTAAAATATTTAATGGCTGAGTGACAATTAAAAAGTCATTGTCGCCTTCTAATTTTACTGTTGGTTGGCCTGTTAAAATTAAATCTGAATTTCCTAAATTTCTAACTTCAAAAACTCTCATTAGTCCAGATGATGGATCAACGTTTACTGGTTGTTCGCCAAAATTAGTAAAATCATCAAAATTTGGTGTTAAATCACCATCAGTGATGTTTTTATCAGATCCATACACATTTATTTCTGGTCCACCATCAATATTTCCTATTGCAGTATTTGTTTTATTTAGCTCGCTGATTAAAAAATTTCTTTTTATTATTAAAGCTTCTGAATATGTGCATAAGTCATCTTCTAATATTTGTATTTGATTTTTAGTTTTTAAGTCTATTATATCGCCAACAGTTTGTGTTACCGGAATTGACTTTTTGAATTTAAAAGAGTACCAATATTTTCCAATATCTGGATCAAAATAAGTTAAAGCAACTTTATGTGGTTCAAGATACCCGTTTAGAGCACTCTCTCTTATATAGACTATCTCATTTATTCCAAATCTTGGCTTTGGAACATCAATAATAGTTGTATTTGTGGTCATTTACCTAAATTTGAATAATCTTAATCTAGTCTGATTCGATAACAGCTTTCAATTCGCCTGCCCTGGAACGAACACTATCTTCAAGTTCTTTACGCTTTGCTAGATCAGCATTAAGAGCGCTAATTAATTTATCTTTACCAGCAGCTTTTATTTCGCCATATTCAAAATAACTTGAACCCTTTTTGATAATAATATTTAATTCAATTGCTGATTCAATAACATCTTTAAGATTATCTATACCCTTCCCAAAGTATAAGTCTACTTCAGCTACATGATGTGGTTCTGCAACTTTATTTTTAACAACTTTTATCCTAAGATGATTGCCAAGAACTCTATCACCTTCTTTAATTTGTTCTTTTCTTCTAACGTCAAGTCTTACAGAAGCAGCAAATCTTAGAGCTTTGCCGCCAGGAGTTGTTTCAGGATTACCGAACATAACACCAAGTTTTTCACGAAGCTGGTTGATAAATATAACCATTGTTCCAGTTTCTTGACATACTGGAACAAGCTTACGCAAGCCTTTAGCCATCATTTTAGCCATTGCTCCCATTTGAACATCATCCATTTCACCATCTAATTCAACTTTTGGCACAAGTGCGGCAACGCTATCAATAACAATTATTCCGAGTTTGCCAGTGGCAGCTAATTTACAAGCGATATCAAGGCATTGCTCGCCATAGTTTGGCTGTGAAAATAAGAGTTTTTCCCATTGAACGCCAATGCCTTTAGCCATTTTTGGATCAAGAGCATGCTCCATATCTAAAAATGCGACTTTTATTCCAATTTGTTGAGCGGCAGCAACAGCGCCTAAAGCAATGGTAGTTTTACCAGAAGCTTCAGGACCATAAATTTCAACTATTCTTCCTTTTGGAAAACCGCCAACACCAATAGCATTATCTAGAGCAATTGATCCAGTTGTTAAACACTCAACATTTTCTTTATCACCACCTAATTTAATTAATTCACCACATTCTTTATTAATTTCTTTCATGACCTTATCAAGGTCTTGAATATCTTCTTTTGATTTAACTTCTTTGTCTTTATCTTTAGCCATGTTATATTCCTTTTAATTCTTGGATCTTTTTAAATACATTATCTAATCCATAATTAGCAATTTTAATGATATCAGATGCTGGTATTTTGGCTAAAGTGGTATTTTTTTGAATTAAAACACTGCCAGACTCAGGAAATGTACATACTATTGTCCATGGTCCATTCGGATCTGGATATTTACCTGGTAAATCAGACATCCATTTAATCCCTTTAGTAGTTAAAATTGATACTATATCAAATCTTTCATAAGTAGTTCTAAGCATATTTTAAATCCAATCAAATCTATTTACATAGGACAAGCCAATGAATAATGACGAAAAATTGCTTATTGAAACATTTAAAAACATACTAGAAATGTCTCCATTAAATGAAGATGTTAAGAAACCTAATGAAAATGATCACAATGTACAGTTTCAATGGGAAGAAATAAATGATAAATTCGCTTTAGAAGTAAAAGACTCTGATTATTTCGTACCATTAACTAGTTCATTTAGAAAAATTCACAGTATTAAATGGCTTAGTGATACGCATTTTGGAGCAATGATCAGAAATGAACTTAAGTCTCAAGGGATACCACAAAAAGATATTGATATTGCAGTAGAAGCTGTTGAAAAATTGTCTAAAGCGTATAGAGAAGAAGATTCTGGTTTTCCAACTAATCTTGATAAAATTAAAAATAGTATGGAAAACCCAGATGATAAGCCGCCGACAAAGACTTCAAAAGAAACTTTTAGTGGTGAAAATGAACCATTTACTGGAATAGAACCAAAAAATACAAGACCAGTTAAAAATGAAGCTTGATAACATTAATAAATTTCAACAGTCTATTGATAAATACAAGACTGCAAAATCAACAATAAATAAAGATATAGCAACAAATCAAAAAGATGAGTCAGAAAAAATCGACAGATCAGGGAATCAAGATACTCCAGTTGGAGCAGATAAACAAGACTTCTTAGGAACTAACTCGTCAGGCCAACGTGATAAATCAAGGCCAGAAAATTTATCATAAAATTGGCTTAAATAAAATATTGTTGTTGGTTAAAATTGATCATTTAATAGATTATAGTAAAAATCATTATGAATTATTGAATGAAGAATATAGAAATTTACCATTAAAGTCCGCAGCTAAAACGCTGCATATTAATTTTAGTGGTTATGATTATTTTAGGCTGATTAAAAACTGTATAACTAAAATTAATGAATTAACTAGGCTAGAATTTGGAATTTATGTTTTTATTAATAAGAAAATAAGCTACAATTTCTGCGATGAAGATGTTCTTAATTATATAAAAACAATTAATGGTGGAATATTTTATACAAATAATTTGTCAAATTTGGTTAGCCAGCAAGACGATCTTGGATATTTATTTCTTGACTTTAGTGGTTCTATTACCGAAATTACAGAACCTACTGATATTGATTCAGAATCATCTAGTTCTTCGATTAGTGAAATGTCCAGCATAACAGAATCATTCTTATCTGATGATTCATCAGAATCTACTAATTCTTCTTTATCTGCATCGCTGTTATCATCTTCGTCATCTTCGTCATCTTCGTCATCTTCGTCATCTAAATCGTTATCAACTTCTTCTAGGTCGTTGTCTACACAGTCTTCTGAATCAACTGTTTCTTCACCGTCTACTGAATCATTATCAACATTATCTTCTGAATCTACGGTTTCTTCACCATCTACTGAATCGTTATCTTCTGAGTCTACGGTTTCTTCATTATCTTCTGAGTCGACTGTTTCTTCACCGTCTACCGAATCATTATCTTCTGAGTCGACTGTTTCTTCACCGTCTACCGAATCATTATCTTCTGAATCAACGGTTTCTTCACCGTCTACTGAATCATTATCAACATTATCTTCTGAATCTACTATTTCATCGCAATCTACTGAATCATTATCGACATTATCTTCTGAATCAACTAATTCATCACCGTCTACTGAATCGTTATCAACATTATCTTCTGAATCAACTGTTTCTTCACCGTCTACACAGTCATTATCAACATTATCTTCTGAATCAACGGTTTCTTCACCGTCTACTGAATCGTTATCAACATTATCTTCTGAATCTACTAATTCTTCACCGTCTACGCAGTCATTATTGACACTATCTTCTGAATCTACTAATTCTTCACCGTCTACGCAGTCATTATCGACACTATCTTCTGAATCAACTGTTTCTTCACTGTCTACTGAATCATTATCAACATTATCTTCTGAATCTACTAATTCATCACCGTCTACTGAATCACTATCAACATTATCTTCTGAATCTACTAATTCATCACCGTCTACTGAATCACTATCAACATTATCTTCTGAATCTACTAATTCATCACCGTCTACACAATCATTATCAACGTTATCTTCTGAATCTACTAATTCATCACCATCAACTCAGTCATTATCAACGTTATCTTCTGAATCAACTAACTCATCACCGTCTACTGAATCATTATCAACACAGTCAACTGTCTCATCATTATCAACGCAATCGTCACCATCTGATTTTTCATTATCAACATTATCTTCTGAATCTTCACTGTCTACTGAATCACTATCGACACTATCTTCTGAATCTACTAATTCATCACCATCAACTCAATCACTATCAACGTTATCTTCTGAATCAACTAACTCATCACCGTCTACAGAATCGTTATCAACATTATCTTCTGAATCTACTAATTCATCACCGTCTACGCAGTCATTATCAACATTATCTTCTGAATCTACTAATTCATCACCGTCTACACAGTCATTATCGACATTATCGACATTATCTTCTGAATCTACTAATTCATCACCATCAACTCAATCACTATCAACGTTATCTTCTGAATCTACTAATTCATCACCATCAACTCAATCACTATCAACGTTATCTTCTGAATCAACTAACTCATCACCGTCTACACAGTCATTATCAACATTATCTTCTGAATCTACTGTTTCTTCACCATCAACTCAGTCATTATCAACGTTATCTTCTGAATCAACTAATTCATCACCGTCTACTGAATCATTATCAACATTATCTTCTGAATCAACTGTTTCATCGCCATCTACACAGTCATTATCGACATTATCTTCTGGATCAACTGTCTCATCGCCGTCAACGCAGTCGTTATCGACATTATCTTCTGAATCAACGGTTTCTTCACCGTCTACAGAATCGTTATCAACATTATCTTCTGAATCAACGGTTTCTTCACCGTCTACAGAATCGTTATCAACGTTATCTTCTGAATCAACTATCTCTTCACCGTCTACAGAATCGTTATCAACGTTATCTTCTGAATCAACTATCTCTTCACCGTCTACAGAATCGTTATCAACATTATCTTCTGAATCTACGATTTCATCACCGTCTACTGAATCGTTATCAACATTATCTTCTGAATCTACGATTTCATCACCGTCTACGCAGTCATTATCGACATTATCTTCTGAATCAACTAACTCATCTTCTTCATCTTCTTCATCTTCTTCATCTTCTGAATCTACTATTTCTTCACCATCAACTCAGTCATTATCAACATTATCTTCTGAATCTACGATTTCATCACCGTCTACGCAGTCATTATCGACATTATCTTCTGAATCAACTAACTCATCTTCTTCATCTTCTTCATCTTCTGAATCTACTATTTCTTCACCATCAACTCAGTCATTATCAACATTATCTTCTGAATCAACTGTTTCATCTAGATCATTATCAACTCAGTCATCGCCATCTGATTTTTCATTATCAACAGAATCATCTGAATCATCTTCTAAATCAACGTTATCTTCTGAATCAACGGTTTCTTCACCGTCTACACAGTCATTATCGACACTATCTTCTGAATCTACTATTTCATCGCCATCTACACAGTCATTATCAACGTTATCTACTATTTCATCGCAATCTTCTGAATCGTTATCAACATTATCTTCTGAATCAACGGTTTCTTCACCGTCTACAGAATCGTTATCAACGTTATCTTCTGAGTCAACTGTCTCTTCACCGTCTACGCAGTCATTATCAACGTTATCTTCTGAATCAACTAACTCATCACCGTCTACGCAGTCATTATCAACATTATCTTCTGAATCATCATCTTCTGAATCAACGGTTTCTTCACCGTCTACAGAATCGTTATCAACGTTATCTTCTGAGTCAACTGTCTCTTCACCGTCTACGCAGTCATTATCAACGTTATCTTCTGAATCTACTAATTCTTCGCCATCAACTCAGTCATTATCGACATTATCTTCTGAATCTACTAATTCATCACCATCAACTCAGTCATTATCAACGTTATCTTCTGAATCTACTAATTCATCATCGTCATCATCTTCTGAATCTACTAATTCATCGCCGTCTACGCAGTCATTATCGACATTATCTTCTGAATCTACTAATTCATCATCGTCATCATCTTCTGAGTCAACTGTCTCTTCACTATCAACTCAGTCATTATCAACATTATCTTCTGAATCTACTAATTCATCATCGTCATCATCTTCTGAGTCAACTGTCTCTTCACCATCAACTCAGTCATTATCAACATTATCTTCTGAATCAACTGTCTCATCACCGTCTACACAATCATTGTCAACACAATCATCACAATCTACTGAATCATCATCGTCGTCTTCGTCTGATCAATCTTCATCTTCTTCCAGATCATTATCTACATTATCATCACAGTCGGCTGAATCATCATCTTCGTCTTCTTCCAGATCATTATCTACATTATCATCACAATCAACTGAATCATCATCATCTTCGTCATCGTCATCATCTGATCAGTCTTCATCGTCTTCTTCTAGATCATTATCAACATTATCGTCACAATCTACTGAATCATCTTCGTCTTCTTCTTCATCATCGTCTGATCAGTCATCGTCCTCTTCTTCTAGATCATTATCGTCACAATCATCGCAATCATCACAGTCGACTGAATCATCTTCGTCCTCTTCTTCTAGATCATTATCAACATTATCGTCACAATCAACTGAATCATCTTCGTCGTCGTCATCCTCTTCGTCTGATCAATCATCATCTTCTTCGTCTAGATCATTATCGACACTATCATCACAATCAACTGAATCATCTTCGTCTTCTTCATCCTCTTCTTCTAGATCACTATCGACACTATCATCACAATCATCGCAATCTACTGAATCATCTTCATCCTCTTCGTCTGATCAGTCTTCGTCCTCTTCTTCCAAATCATTATCTACACTATCGTCGCAATCTACTGAATCATCTTCGTCTTCTTCATCATCATCGTCTGATCAATCTTCATCGTCTTCTTCTAAATCATTATCGACACTATCGTCTCAATCAACCGAGTCATCTTCATCGTCATCTTCATCATCGTCTGATCAATCTTCATCGTCTTCTTCTAAATCATTATCGACACTATCGTCTCAATCAACCGAATCGTCTTCGTCATCATCATCTAGATCATTATCAACACTATCGTCTCAATCAACCGAGTCATCTTCATCGTCATCTTCATCATCGTCTGATCAGTCATCATCCTCTTCTTCATCATCATCTAGATCATTATCGACACTATCATCGCAATCGACTGAATCGTCTTCGTCCTCTTCTTCCAGATCATTATCTACACTATCGTCGCAATCTACTGAATCATCTTCGTCCTCTTCGTCATCATCATCTGATCAATCATCATCCTCTTCTTCCAGATCATTATCGACACTATCATCACAGTCAACTGAATCATCTTCGTCATCATCATCTGACCAATCATCATCTTCTTCTTCTAGATCATTATCAACACTATCATCACAGTCAACTGAATCATCTTCGTCATCATCGTCTTCTTCTTCCAGATCATTATCGACACTATCATCACAGTCAACTGAATCATCTTCTTCATCATCGTCTGATCAATCATCGTCCTCTTCTTCCAGATCATTATCAACATTATCATCACAGTCAACTGAATCATCTTCGTCATCATCGTCTGATCAGTCTTCATCATCTTCTTCTAGATCACTATCAACACTATCATCACAATCGACTAACTCATCATCGTCATCTTCATCTTCTTCGTCTGATCAGTCTTCATCATCTTCTT